CCAGCGGTCAGTGTAGGCCGGGATTTGGACGCGCATGTTACGCCACCTCGATGCGGATGCTGTCGCCTTCGTGCAGGACGCCGGTCTGCTCGACCAGCTCGCAGGCGGCGCGGGCAATGGCCTCGCCGGTCGCGTCTTCGTCTTTCAGCCTGATGCTGCCGAGCGGGCAGTCCAGGGAGTTGTAGAGGGTAACGGTCGTCATCAGAAAACCTCCTGTTGTGATGAACAGCCGGGTTATACCGACAGCCTGTCAGGGCTGTCAAGCGGTATTTGACCAGTTGACAGCCCTGACTGGTTGGCAGTATAAGGCTCCTGTTCATCACAACAGGAGCTAGCCTATGTCCACCAAGTTTGTCCTTGTCGAGCAGACCTTTAGGGGCCGCGACTACACCCACCGCAACCTGTCTTTCGCCACCAGGGCGGAAGGCGAGGCCTACATCGTCAGCAAGTTTAACGAGAAGTATCGCGCTCGGTACTTCATCAGCGAGCGCACGGTGAAGGACATCGACGCCACGCAGGCGATGCACTGCCAGTGCTGCAACCGCACCATCCACGCCGCCACCGGCAAGATTGCCCACCACGGCTACACGCGCCCAGGTCACGGCTGGCAGACGGCTTCGTGCTTTGGCGCGAAGCGCCTGCCGTGGGAGGTGGACAGGAGCGCGGTCAAGGACTTGATCGATCACCTGAAGGAGTGGTTGCTGCGCGCCGAGTATCAGCGGTGTGCAGTGGCCGACGAGATCGAGCCGGTGACGCACTCTTACGAAATCTACGAGCGCGCCCGCGCCAAGTATCTGCCCAAGCAATTGACGATGACCCGCGACACGTTCGCTGACATCGTCAAGGCCAACGTCGATAGCGTGTTCACGCACCAGTACGAGCCTTCGTTTGACGAGTTCAAGGCGCGTGATCTCGACAAGCGCGACAGCCGCATCACCAGCCTCAAGCGCGACATCCGCGAGTTCACGGCCCGCTACGAGGGCTGGACGCAGACCCACAAGTGGGAAGGCAAGAGGTGGGTGGCGCTCTAGCGCCACTCATCCATCACCAACGGAGAACCAAGACCATGCTTACGCAAGACCGAGTAATGACACCGCGACAGTTCAAGACCGCCATCAAGACGCTTGGCCTGTCGCAGGCGGCAGCCGGGCGCTATCTCGACGTGAGCGAGCGCACCGCCAACCGCTACGCCAAAGGCACCGCCAAAATCCCAGGCCCGTCAGCCATCCTGCTGCGCCTGCTGATACAGTGCGGCATCAAGCCTGTTATACCCAAGTGGGTCAGCCCTCTGGAGGGCCGCCGCGACTAGCCTACGCCTGGACGACAGGCCGGGAGGGCGCGTATTGTCCGCAAGGGCAGCGCGCCCTCTTCATTTGGGCAGCATGGCAAACGCAAAAATCATTTCCATCATCGACGCCCACAACAAAGGGCAGGACGAGGTCAATCGCGCCCTGCACACCGAGGTGATGCAGCGGGCAGACCAAGCCAACCGCAGGCTGGACCGTGGCGTGGCCGGTGCCGAGGAGGCCCGGCCCGATAGCCTGTATCGCGATCTGCAAGACATCGCTGAGCCGCCGCCGCAGGGGCCGGGCATCCCCGGCATGCAGGACCGGCTCGATTGGTGCGTGGCGCATATCCAGCTCCTGGGCGAGGTGGTCCTGGCCCTGGTGGAAGGCCACAGCACACGTCCCAGGGAGTAGGGGAGACACCCAAGCTAAATGGCCAAAGCACCAGCCGATATCAGATCATTGTGCCGGGCCTACACGCCCAACACTGTCCGCATCGTCGCGGGCATCGCCCAGGCCGAGAAGGGCGTCGATGAGGAGACAAAGCTGCGCGCCATCAGCATGCTGTGGGAGCGCGGCTGGGGACGACCGGCCAGCCCGGTGACCGGCGCTGACGGCGAGGGCGACATCCGCATCACGATTAGAAACATCATCGAGGGCAAAAAGTGAGCGACATCGTTGAACGGCTGCGCGGCAGTGCGGAGGACGCAGAGCCTGACGATGCGGGTTGGAGCGCGGTCATGCTTGATGCCGCCACCGAGATCGAGTGGCTGCGCGGCGACCGCGCTCAACTGGTATTGATGACAGAATTGTTGCGCGCCTCCAATCAGGAGATTGAGCGGCTGCGTAAAGAGGTCGAGCAATGGCGCGAGAATGACAAAGCGCAACGCGACATTCTCGCTGGGGCTATTCCGTGATCGACATCTCGCTGCCGCATAATCAGTGGACGCCACGCCATCACCAGATGCCGTTGTGGCGCTATCTGCGCGAAGGCGGCAAGCGAGCGATGGCGGTGTGGCACAGAAGAGCTGGCAAGGACGACGTGTGCCTGCACCACACCTCGATCTCAGCATTCGAGCGCCAGGGAAACTATTGGCATTGTTTGCCGGAATACGCGCAGGCGCGAAAGGCTATCTGGGATGCTGTTAATCCTCACACCGGGCTGCGTCGCATCGATGAAGCCTTCCCGGTTGAGCTGCGCGCCAGCACTCGCGATAACGATATGCACATTCGCCTCGTCAACGGCTCGACGTGGTCTTGTATTGGCAGCGACGAGTACGACCGCACGGTTGGTAGCTCAGCGGCAGGCGTTGTGTTTAGCGAATACGCACTGAGCAACCCGGCAGCCTGGGGCTACATGCGCCCGATGCTGGAGGAGAACGGCGGCTGGGCCACGTTCATCACCACGCCACGCGGCAGAAACCACGCGCATGCGATGTACGCCTACGCGGCGCAGACGCCTGGATGGTTCGCCGAGCGCCTCACTGTCGAGGATACCGGCGCGCTGACGCAGGACCAGCTCGACGAAACGCAGCGTGAGTATCGTGCGCTGTACGGCTCAGACTTTGGCCGGGCGCAATTCCTGCAAGAGTACTACTGCGATTGGAGTGCATCGATCCTGGGCGCGTACTACGCACTGGAGATGGCGCAGCTCCGCGACGAGGGCCGCATCCTGCCCATCGAGCCGCTCGACAATCAGTACGTCCACCGCGCCTGGGATTTGGGTGTCGGCAGCGACACGTCGATATGGTGGTTCTGCGCCGTGGGCGCGCAGCTGTTCGTGCTGGATCATTACGCCAGCTCTGGCGTGGGCCTGGAGCATTACCTCAACGAGATCGAGAAGCGCGAGCAGCAGCACGGCTGGCGGCGTGGCGTAGACTTCGTGCCGCACGACGCCAAGGTGCGCGAGTGGTTGGCGGGCCGCACCAGGGTGGAGACGATGCGGCTGATGGGGCTGAACCCGCAGCTCGTCCCGCAGGCGACGGTCGAGGACGGTCGCAACGCAGTGCGGCGCGCCCTGGCGCTCAGTGTGTTTCATCCGCGCACCGAGGAGACGGGCATAGCCGCGTTGGAGCAGTACCGCAGGGAGTGGGACGATGAGAAAAAAGCGTTTAAGGCCAGCGACATGCACGATTGGACGAGCCACCCGGCTGACGCATTCCGCTATCTGGCGCTGAGCTGGAAGCTGGCACCGCTGCGCGAGGTGCATGTCGAGAAGCCCCGCGGCTTCTTCATCCCGCCACCGGCAGAACCAAGCAAGGGGATCAGGCTGTAATGGAGCATCGCAACGTCCAGTACAAATACGAGTGGATACCGTCGATCCGCGTCAAGCTGGTCGATGCCGACAATCGCGAGTACGACTTCCCGCTAGTCGGGCGCTGGCTGGCCGAGCATCACACCCTGGCCGTGAACACGCTGTCGCGTAAGCAGTGCAAGGCGCTGTGGCGCTGGCTGGGACGCGACGACAAGCCGCCGCACAAGCTGTGGGTGATGCTCAACCGCGAAGACGTGATGCGGGCTTTTCCACCGAGGGCAAAGGCATGAAAGAGTACAAAAGGCGCGAGGCGCAGCGCATCAAGCGCAAGGCGCGGCAAGTGGGCAAGAAGCTGCCGTGGCGGCAGGCTTGCGACATTCTGACGACGGCCCTGGCGCAGGCGATCTGGCATGAGGGCGGCAGCCGGGACGACGCCCACGCCACCGCCGAGATCGTGTTTTATACGCTCAACGAGCAGCTCGACCGCATGTACGGCGACGAGAAGGTTATCCCGCTTAGGCGCAAGGCGAGCTATTTCAAATGACGTGACGCTGACGCAATATGTCTGACGCCAGTTGGGGCTGGCGCAATTCGGAGCAGCCCCAATGGCCGACGACAACGACAACCCCAAGCCAATCGACGACGACCTTGGCGCGGACGACTACGACTACAACCCGGCAGTCGAACCCAAGAACGCCAAGGCGTGGCTCAATCTCCTGCTGGAAAGCGAGGAGATGTTTGAGGATTGGAATACGCACTGCGACAACATCGATAAGCAATACGCCAGCATGGCGCGGCTGGCGACGATGTCGCGTGAAAAAGAATTTCAAATGTTTTGGGCGAATTGCGAGGTCATCAAGCCCTCGATTTACGCTAAGCCGCCGCAGCCCGTTGTCGTCCCAAAATTCAAGGACAGAAGGCCGGTCTACCAAGCCGCATCAGAGGTGGCCGAGCGGTGTGTGACGGTGTCGTTCGACCTTACCCGCATCGACGACATCATGAAGCTGATCCGCGATGACGTGGCGATGATCAGTCGCGGCTGCGGTTGGGTGCGCTACGAGAGCAAGGGCAAGGGCTACTACGACACCGAGCGCGTCTGCATCGAGTTCAAGAACCGGCGCGACTTCCTGCACAGCATATCGCGCAACTGGGAAGAGGTGACCTGGGTGGCGGCGGCGAGCTACCTGACGCGAGGACAGGCGCGCAAGCGGTTCAGGAAGGCCAGCGGCGACGAGTACCAGAACGCCGAGTATCGGGTGGACAAGGAGGGGGCCGAGGTAGGTGGCGCGGACAACAGGGAGCGGGCGAAGTTCTGGGAGATATGGAGCAAGCAAGACAATCGTGTGCTGTGGGTCGCACACGGCTGTGAGAAAATTCTGGACGAGGACGACCCGCATCTGGAGCTGTGCAACTTTTTTCCTTGCCCTAAGCCAGCCTACGGCACGGTGCAGAGAGGCTCGCTGGTGCCGGTGCCTGATGTCTTGCAGTACAAGGACCAGCTCGACGAGCTGAACATGCTGACGGGCCGCATCCACGCGCTGAGCGAGGTGCTGGAGGCGAAGGGCTTCTATCCGAGCGGCGGCACCGAGATGGCCGACGCCATCGAGACTGCGGTGAAGACCAAGACCAGCGGACGCATGCTGGTGCCTATCGCCAACTGGGCCGCATTTGGCACCTCGAAAGAGGTCATCATCTGGATGCCCATTGACCAGATCGCGCAGACCATCACCGGCCTAGTGGCGCTGCGAAAGCAAGTCATTGAGGACATCTACCAAGTGATGGGCCTGAGCGACATTATGCGGGGCGATACCGATCCGCAGGAAACGCTGGGCGCTCAGCGGCTCAAGACTGAGTATGGTTCTAAGCGCATCAAAGACAAGCAGCAGGAGCTTGTCAGGTTCGCTCGCGACCTTGTCGAACTGAGCCTCGACATCATCACAGACAAGTTCGATCCAGTCACCATCATCGAGATGAGCCAGACGCAGCTTCCAACGCAGGCGATGGTTCAACAGAAAATATCCGAGGTGATGAAGCAGATGCAGGGGCAGCAAAACCAGATGCAGCAGCTCATGCAGATGCCTCAGGTGCAGCAGATGGCGCAGCAAAACCCGGAGCAGGCGCAGCAAGTAGCACAGCAAGCGCAGAAGAGCCAGGAAGCTGCGGTGCAAACCATCAACCAGTTACGCGAGAAGCCCACCATCGAACAGGTGCTGAAGTTTTTGAAAGACCGCCGGGCCAAGTCGTTCATCCTCGACATCGAGACAGACAGCACCATCATGGCCGACGAGCAGGCCGAGAAGCAGCAGCGCACCGAGTTCGTGCAGATGCTGGGCGGTTTGCTGCCGCAGCTCTCGCAGATGATCGTGGCCGAGCCGGGAACGGCTGAGTTCTGCGGCGAGCTGCTGAAGTTTGCCACCGCACCATTCCGCGCCGGGCGTTCGCTCGACGGCACCATCGACGAGCTGGTGGAGCAGATGAAGACCAAGGGCCAGAGCATGCCGCCCAACCCGCAGATGGAAGCGGTCAAGAGCAACGAGAAGATCGAGATGGCGAAGATACAGCAGAAGCAGCAGACCGACGCGCAGCAGCTCAAGATCAATCAGCAGGAGCTGGTGGACAAGCAGCGCCAGCACGAAGAGAAGATGGCCAACGACCGCAAGATCGCCTGGGCCAACGCGCAGATCAAGTTGAGCGACACCGAGGGCAAGGCCGTCATCCAGAACCAGAAGGTGATCGAGAACCGCGAGGCGCATCAGGCGCACATGCGCGAGAACGAGCAGAAGATGGCTGTGAACGCGCAGAAGGCGCAGATGGCGGCGACGGCGGCGCAGAACAAGCAGATCGACACGCAGGCGCAGTCCGAGCAGCGCAGGCAGCAGCATGAGATGAAGATGATGCAGCCCAAGCCGATGGGACGGCAGTAATGGACCCGGACGATTGGCAGATGGGGGAGCTGGCCGCGCAAGACGGCTACGCGGCGATGCCGGTGTCGGGCAACGTGATTGACCGGCGCTCGTTCGTGCCTGCTCAGCCGTTTGAGCAGCCCAGCGACGAGGAGACATTCCTGTACGAGTTGCGGAAGAAGATGCTGGGCGGCAACGAGCCGATGCTCCCTGGCGAGCTGGGGCGCGGCCCGCCAATGGACGAACCGATGCTCCCCGGCGAAGGGATAGGAGTGCCGCCAGCTCCGCTCAATTTGGAGCCGATGCCCGGCTCGACCGGCGACGACGAGCTGGACGATGCGCGTGGCGGGCTGCGGCCAATGACGCGGGAGGAGCTGGATCAATTCGAGGCGCAGATGGCGGCAGCTACACCGAAATCGCGTGAAGAGATGGCGGAATTGATGGGCCGCCCCTACGACCCGTGGGGCCTACGCAAGAGCGCCGAGAACCGCATCGAGGCCGACAAGATGTCCTACCTGGGCCTCGTCCCGCCCTACGGCGGCATGGGCAGCATCATCCGGCCCTCAACGCCGCAGGCCAATTTCGATGCCTACCTCGACCAGCGCCGTGGGTTTGAGCCGGAAGGATTAAGCGAGCGCATTAGTCCCAACTACCCGATGGACGACCTCGACGTGAGGCGGCGGCGATGAGCGATTGGTATTCACAGCAGCCCGACACGCTGGAAAGCATTATGGGCGAGCTGGCGGCCACCGACAGGCCGCCGCCACCGCAGCCTGCGCCACCGACAAGCGCGCTGATGCCGCCACGCGACGACGGCGTGGCGGCGGCGATGAGCTACGTGGAGCCGGTGGCGGCAGGCTACAACGTGCGCGACCGCTCAGCGCCGGATGCCTGGAAGAAGTACGACGACGAGCAGCTCCAGAAGGAGATC